TCGTTTCCCTATACCCAGAGAAGGCCGGAAGAGTTATTAGAGACACCCTATTAATGGTAAGGTTATAGACCCATTTGGTCAGTGAACTATATAGGCCTTCAGAGGATTGATATAAAACACAAGTCCTAAGAGGTTTTTAGGGCTTTAGTGTTGACTTTTATTAAAAAATATGATAAAATATATGTATTAGAAAAAAGAGTTTAAGAGACACCAAGGTATTGCAAGAGCTGCTTAAGACCTTGGTGACCTTTAAGAAGTAGTAATTAAGAATTAAATTATAAGTGTTCTAAGAGTTGCTGAAGACTCTGAACCACTGGTGTCTATATAGAGGGGATAACTATGCCTTTAAAAAAGGGTTATTCAAAGAAGACTATTTCTGAGAACATCTCAAAAGAGATGAAGTATGGAAAACCCCAGAAGCAGGCCGTAGCGATTGCTTTAGACACTGCCCGTAGAGCTAAGAAGAAAAAGAGTAAGAAGTGAGTGAGACTGGTGTCCCAGAAGAGGCTAAGAGGAAGGGTAGGCCTCCTAAGTCTGAGCTAGCCAAGAACACCCCCGGCAAGCTCACCAAGCGTGGTAGACCTCCTGGTGAGGCTGCTGCGATGGCAGAGTTCAAGGCTAGGATACTGACATCTCCTAAGTCTGTTAAGGTCATCGAAGCTATCTTGAATGCTGCTTTGGATGATGACCATAAGAATCAAGCAGCAGCGTGGCGGATTCTGATGGATAGGATGGTGCCCTTGGCAGAGTTTGAGAAGGGTTCTAATACCAAACCATCTGTTACTATTAACATCACTGGTATTGGCACTTCTGCCTCTATTGATGGAGAGGTCATTGAAGGTGACTACGAAGAAGGCCAGGAAGAAGACTCCTAGAGAATATATTGAAAGAGAGGCTGTGTTGTCTGAACCATTGATTGAGATGGTGCTTGCAACGATAGCTGATGGTTATGACCCCCGTAGGTGTCCTAGATGCTCTAGGAAGCAGATGGTAAACATCTATTGGGACTACCTAGAAGCGAAAGGTGTAGAAGACTCTGCCGAATCTAAAATAGATATGATGGTGGATATACTGACGCTAGGGTGGTCTAAGGGGGTCTCCCTTATTGGCACTAAGGCCATAGCAGACGTAGTAGAGGCTGCTCAGAGGGATGTGGTAGAAGGTAGGGATATGTTCCGTAATCTATTAAGCACTAGGACCCAATGCTGCAATCAATAGGGAAGCCTCTTACCGCTGGTGGCACCACTAAGCTATTTACTGTCCCTGGTGGTTATATGGCTATTGTGGAGCTAATCCGAGTCACCAATGGTGCGGGAGGCTCCCATGACTTCAGCATCACTTGGAACAATGGCACTGCTGTACTGGTGTATCCTACAACCTCGTTAGCCTCTAAAGCCACCTACACCTTTGGTGAGAAGAATGAGAGGCTGGTGCTCCGAGAGGGGGATGATATTAGTCTTACAGCATCATCCCATAGTGACTTCACAGCCATTGCTACTTTAGACATTATCCGTACTGAAAAGACACCGTATAACCTCTAGTGTCTAGCCTAAACATCAAGCTGCTTAACTGGCAGCAGAAGGTATGGAAGCACCCTGGACGGTTCCAGATAGTGGCGGCAGGGCGTCGATGTGGTAAGTCCAGACTGGCTGCTAGCAAGCTCCTAGTGAAGGCCCTAGAGGCTAAGTCAGGCACTGTGTTCTATGTGGCCCCCACCCAAGGCCAAGCCCGTGACATCATGTGGCAGTTGCTACTGGAGATGGGGCATCCTGTCATTAAAGGCCACCATGTCAATAATCTTGAGATTACCCTCATCAATGGGATCAAGATAAGACTAAAGGGTGCTGACAGGCCAGAGACTATGCGTGGTGTCTCTCTGTTCTACTTGGTGCTTGATGAATATGCAGACATCAGGCCGGATGTGTGGGAACAGATTCTGAGACCTGCCTTGGCTGACTTGAAAGGGGAAGCCTTGTTTATTGGTACTCCAATGGGTCGTAACCACTTCTATGACCTGTTCAAGTATGCAGAGCTTTCAGGGGATGAAGATTGGAAGGCTTGGCACTTTACCTCTTATGACAATGAGACCATTGATCCTAAAGAGATAGAGGCTGCTAAGAGGTCTATGTCCTCCTATGCCTTCCGTCAGGAGTTCATGGCTTCTTTTGAATCCTTAGGCTCTGAGATATTCAAGGAAGACTGGATACGGTACGGGGAAGAACCAGACGCTGGTGATTACTACATTGCCATCGACCTTGCAGGCTTCAAAGAGGCAGGGAAGATAAAGTCTAAGAATGCAAAGCTGGACGAGTCTGCCATCGCCGTAGTGAAGGTGACACCACAAGGAGAGTGGTGGGTAGCTAACATTATCAGGGGACGCTGGGAGCTAGGACAGACAGTAGAGAAGATATTCCAAGCTGTCAGGGACTATAAACCAGTAGCAGTAGGCATAGAGAAGGGTATTGCAAGGCAGGCGGTTATGGAGCCTCTGTGTGACATGATGCGCAAGTACAACACCTTCTTCAATGTCAAAGAGCTTACGCACGGTAACCAGAAGAAGATTGACAGGATTGTCTGGGCCTTACAGGGACGTTTCGAGAACAGCAGGGTCAAGATAAACAGGGGCGAATGGAATGAACAGCTTCTGGATCAGTTGTTTCAGTTCCCAAGTGACTTGGTGCATGATGACTTAGTAGATGCCTTGGCTTATGTGGCTCAGTTAGCCACTATCCCGTATGGGATTGAAGAGTTTCAAGATACTGATTATGAACCTTTGGATGTCCTGTCGGGATATTGATTGTGGAGAAGCTAATGGATTTCATGGATGCCGAACCGGGTGATTTCTCTTTAGAGGAGAATCTGGAAGGCTGGGTCATGTCCAAGGTGGATGAGTGGCGGGAACACTATGAGAATAACTACCAGCGCCGCCATGACGAATACTACCGCATCTGGAGAGGCGTCTGGGCTGCTGAGGATCGCACCAGGGAGTCAGAGCGTAGCCGTCTGATTAGTCCCGCCACGCAGCAGGCTGTAGAGTCTGCCGTAGCTGAGATGGAAGAGGCTACCTTTGGCAGGGGTGTGTGGTTTGATATTAGTGATGATTTCACTGATACACAGAAGCAGGATGTTGAATTCCTGAAGCGAAAGCTGCATGAGGACTTCAAGAAGCAGAAGATACGCAAGAGTATCGCTGAAGCCCTCATCAATGCCGCTGTGTTTGGCACTGGCATTGCCGAAGTGGTGCTGGAAGAAGTCAAAGAGATGGCACCAGCCACTGAACCTGTCCTTGGTGGGCAGCTTACCGCAGTGGGTGTCAACATCAAGAACCGCACAGTAGTGAAGATGCGGTCGATTCTGCCTCAGAACTTCCTGATTGACCCCGCTGCTTGCAGCATTGAGGAGGCTCTGGGGGTAGTAATCGATGAATATGTACCTGCTCACACCATTGAGATGATGCAAGAGAAGGGTATTTATCGAAAACTACCCATCAGGAACGCTGTAACCGACCTAGACCTTGAAGAAGACAAGACTCTGACGGTTCCAGAGACTGAAAAGACCCAAAAGACCACCTATTATGGCTTGGTGCCTCGTCATTTGCTTAAAAAAGCACAGAATGAGGACGGTGAAGTCGTTATTTTGGCAAGTAGTGAGGAAGAAGAAAGCTATTATGTAGAAGCCATTGTGGTATTGGCTAATGGCGGTGACCTTCTGAAGGCAGAAGAGACCCCCTACATGATGCAGGATAGGCCTGTTGTAGCATTCCCTTGGGACATTGTGCCCGGTAAGTTCTGGGGACGGGGCATCTGTGAGAAAGCCTACAACAGTCAGAAGGCGCTGGATGCTGAACTTCGTGCGCGTCAGGACGTCTTGGCGCTTACGGTACATCCGATGGTAGGGGTAGACTCCACAAGGCTCCCTCGTGGGATGAACACAGAGGTTCGCCCTGGTAAGACCATTCTGACTGTTGGAAGGCCCTCAGAGATCATAGAGCCTATCCGGCTGGGTGGGGTAGACCAAGTTACCTTTGTGCAGGCAGAGGCCCTCCAGAGGATGCTACAGATGGCTACAGGGGCCATCGACTCTGCTGGTATCCCCGGCTCAATCAATGGTGAATCGACGGCTGCTGGCATCTCCATGAGCCTTGGTGCCATCATCAAGCGCCACAAGCGCACCTTGATTAATTTTCAAGAATCATTCATTATTCCGTTTGTGGAAAAGGCTGCATGGCGTTATATGCAGTTTGATCCTGAGTCGTACCCGGTATCTGATTATAAATTCATTGCAACTTCGTCTCTTGGTATCATTGCAAGGGAATATGAAGTCACCCAGTTGGTTCAGTTGCTTCAAACCATGTCCGCTGAGTCTCCGTTGTACCCGGTATTGATTCAGTCAATCATTGATAATATGAACATAGCCAACCGGGAAGAGCTTAAAGCAGCAATGCAGCAGGCGTCCCAGCCGTCGCCAGAGGCACAACAGGCTCAGAAGATGTCTGTAGAGGCTGACCTTCGCTTCAAAGGCTCACAGGCGGCTGCTCTGGAAGGACAGGCTGCTGAGTCTATGGCAAGGGCTGAGAAGCTCATGATGGAGCGTAGTGCCATCCCTGTAGAGATGCGGATTAAGCTGGGTCAGGCAGCCGCTACCAACATCAAGGACTCTGACAAGAGCAATGAGTTTGAGCGTCGTCTGAAGATGATGCAGGCCCTGCTGGAAGAGCGTAAGGTGGCTGTATTGGAGCGTAAGGAACAATCAGAATCGCGTAAGCTACAGCAGGTAGAGCCTGTTAAGCGAGCCAAGTTCAATCGTCAAACAGGGACTATTGAGCTATGATGATTGTTGAGATAGGGCACAAGGAAATAGAGGTTGAGGAAGAGGACATCGACTCCCTTCTTGAGGTTCTAAACAAGAATAGAAAGCCAGAAGTAGAACCTATAACACCAGAGGCCCTTAAAGAAATACTGGTTTCTAGCTTTCCTGAAATACACACTAGCGTAGAGAAGATACACACTAGTGTGGAAAAGATACTCACCAAGATGACCTCAGAGTTTACAGAGGCAGTCAAGAGTATCCCGCCAGTAGTAATACCAGAGCCGAAGGAACAGCCGAGACCAGAGCCTGTAAAGCGCATTGTAGTGACTGACATTGAGCGGAATGCCAATGGTTATATCACTACTTGTATATTAAAAGTTCAACGCTAAGGGAGAACGATATGAGTATGACCAACGCCGCCGAGGCGAACCTGATGAATTTGCTGTTCCTTAACACCGACTGGGCCAACATCGGTGATGTTGCCGGTCTCCAAAACTCCGCAGCAGCGGGGTCTTTTTACATATCCTTGCATTCGGCCGACCCCGGCGAAGCTGGCAATCAGTCCACCAATGAAATCGCTTACACGGGATATGCCCGCGTGGCCGTGGCTCGGACGGCTGGCGGATTCACCCTGACCACCTCGACCATTAGCAATACTGCCTTGGTGCAGTTTGCTCAGTGTACTGGCGGCACGGCTACCGCGTCTCACTTTGGAATTGGGACTGACCTCTCCGGCAACGGCAACCTGATCTTCAAGGGTGCGCTGACCTCTTCTCTGTCAATCTCCAACGGCATCCAGCCCCAGTTCGCTGCTGGTGCAATGACTGTAACGGTAGACTAATGATCTGGATATGCGTCCATTGCTTGCGTCACCTGTTGTGTCTCAACGGTGAAGTGCAGCCGTGTCCCGAGCATCCTGACGGCCCTTACGAGCAGGTGGAAGTAGACGATGAGCTTTAACGGTATCGGTCCGCTTGCTCAGGCTGTAGCTGAATCAGGGCAGGAATGGAAGTCATTTTTCTTCAAGACGGCTGTCCCTGCTGCTGGTGCTGGACGATGGGCTGATGCGTCCGTAGGTGCTGGGACTCCTATTTACAATGCGTATGTAGGTGCCCAATACGAAGCGACTCAGATCATTGGCGCTGGCAACCGAGGCTTGTACACCGGACCAACGCCGCCTACGGGGCAGGAGAAGTTCATCCACGCCATTCAAGCGGTGTCGGTGTCTGCTGGTGTGCCTGTGTATATGTTGTTGGCGGATTACCTGATGTTTTATCCCTTGATTGACGGGGATAGTACAGATACACAAACGATGGACAACACGCAAACCCTGCCGAGATACACCTCTGGTGAAGGCGTCAGGTGTATGTTTGTTGTACAGACACCAATGGCACAGAACGGCACGGTTACGATGAGCTACACCAACTCCGATGGAGTCTCTGGTCGATCAGTAACCTTTGGGATTAACCTCAGTGCGGTTATCGGTGGTGTCATTAACACGGCAGCCAACACCAACGCAGCCGGTGGAGAGACGCCGTTTGTGCCGCTAGCCAGTGGTGACAAGGGTATTCGAAGCATTGAATCTGTGACCGTCTCCGGCGCTCCGGGTGGATTCTTAAATGCTGTACTTGTAAAGCCAATGACTCATATACAACTAAGAGAAAACGGCATAGCTGCTGAGAAAATCATGGTGCCTCACTCTGCTACCTGTCCGAAGGTAGAAAGTGGTGCCTACTTAAACTGGATCATTAACAACGCATCTGCGACGGCTCCCTTGCTTCGTGGATTTGTTCAATTCGCCTGGGGGTAATATGTCATTTTCATCAATGGATGATCTGGTATCCGAAATCACAAGTGGTAAGTTTACGCGCACCGACTGGAACAAGATCACGGGTGCTGCTGCTTATGCTGCTGGTCGCTGGTACGACTTCAGCGGCCTGAACGGCACTCCGGTTGCCAATGCTTGGGCTGGTACGTCTCTGGCGTGGCGGTCATGCGATGAGACCACCGGCAACGGCACCCAGATTTTCGGCCTGCCCTGTGGTGGTAACGTCTCGCCAGATACTAAACACGTCCTCAACGTGTCGGCAGTGACCGCTGTAGCTACAGGGGTTCCTTCCCAGTTGATGCTGGTAGACCTTCAGGGGTATTGGCCGGGCATTACTAACAACTCCGCTACCGCTCAGACGCTGACTGGTACGCCGACTCTCCGGTACACCAACGGCGCAGGGTGTCGTCTGTTCTGGGTACAGACATCCGCAGCAGGTGCGACCGCTCAGAACATTTCGGTTTCGTACTCAAATACAGTTCCCACCTCTGGCCGGTCTCTGCCGGTAACTGTAGCAATGACGGCATCAGGCATCGTGGGTCATATCTCCCACTCCGGTACGGCTGCCAACAACTACGGGCCGTTCCTGCCCTTGGCTTCTGGTGATACCGGGGTCTCGACGGTGGCAACAGTGACCTTCTCAGCAGCCAACACGGGCACTGGGGCATTGTGCCTTGCTCGCCCCTTGCTGACGCTGCCGTTGACCACGGTATCGGTTGCTGCCGAACGTGACCTGCTGAACCAGTTGCCTAGCCTGCCGCGAGTGATGGACGGTGCCTGTCTAACGTGGCTCTACTTCGCGGGCGCTGCGACTGCTACGACCACTAACTTCTACGGCGCGGTAGAACTCGGATGGGGCTAAAACAGAACACCACAATCCTCGCGCAGCTACCGCTTAGACAGCGGGGAGGCGATCCGGGGACGCTACGGTCAATGTGGGGGCGTACTGACCTCCGCAATACGACCGTGGGTGAAGGCATCCCATCGGAGCTTGCAGGTATCCCTTACGGGCACTTGTATCCTTCATCTTGGAATATGCCCTACCAGGGCGGTGCGATGTCGGCGTTTACCTTCAAAGGTATTACGTTTGACGTAGCATCTTTGAGTGTCGCTGCTGGCCGGAACATAGACGGCTCGGCAGTCATTACCTTTACCGTCGGCCCGTCCCAGCTAGACCTGATCGTCTCTGCTGTAGGTAGTTCAAGCGTAACCTTCACTGCTGACGGCACCCTGCTGGTCGCGCTCAACGCTGAAGGCTCTGCCACGCTGAACTTCACCGTTGGGCCGTCGACGCTCGGTGCAGAGGCTGGGCTGTTTGGGTCATCGACGGTCACCGTAACGCTCACAGGGACGATGCTGGGGCAAGGGAACCTAGCAGGTGATATTACTCCATTTACAGAACTATCACCTCAGAGCCTCGCAGCGGCGGTCTGGTCAGCACTCGCGGCTGACTACAACGATGCTGACACAATGGGTAATAAACTTAACCTAGCATCCTCTGGTGGGGTTGACTACGCTGCCCTAGCGGCAGCGGTATTGGCAGCGGCACAGGCTACTCCGATCCATGCCGATGTTAAGAAGATGAATAACGCTACTGTTGCAGGTACTGGTATTCCTTCTGACCTCTGGCGAGGTAACCCGTGAATGGTGCCTTCTCGTCAGGATCATTCTTGACTCAGGCGTTTAGTGTTTCTGCATTCTCTTTCGATGTTCAAGAGAAGCGTAGAACCTCTAGGAACCGCTTCCAGAAGTATGAGATTGAACAACGGCTACGCAAGATAGACCAACAGGACTTGATAGACATTGTATCCATCTTGAGTTTTGTTGATATTGATAACCTATAGGAAGGTTTATGGCTAAAGACCCCCGCCTAGAACGTGCTGGTGTAGAGGGCTATAACAAGCCCAAGAGAACGCCTAACCACCCTACCAAAAGTCATGTAGTGGTTGCCAAGGAAGGCGACCAAGTTAAGACCATCAGGTTTGGTCAGCAAGGCGTTAGTGGTAGTCCAAAGAAGCAGGGCGAGTCTGAGTCCTACAGGAAGCGTAGGGAGTCATTCAAGGCCCGCCATGCTCAGAACATATCCAAGGGAAAGATGTCTGCTGCGTACTGGGCGGACAAGGTTAAATGGTGATTATGCTTACTAAGACTGAGATTGAGAACATCATTAAACAAGTCAACACCAGCTTTGCTGAAGACCGGAAGCGTCTGGACAAGCTAGAAGCTAAGGTGGCTGAACTAGAGAAGAACAAGACCCCTAAGAAAGGCGAAACAGCATGACTTTGAAAGACGATAACAAGATCGAACTGTTCCTATCCCTAATGGCTTACTCCAATGGGAACTGGAACTGTGATGATATCACCAAGGCTTTTGAATATCTTAAAAAAGAGATAACCACAGAAACAACGCCTATGAAGTTGGTGAAGATTGAAAAGCCTCAAGGACCTACTACTCATTGACTTTTTGACTAAATTGTGGTATAATAAAGGTGTATCTTGAATAAAGAATTAGAAGACTACTACAACAACTACATTGATCTTTTCAACCTACCTGGCTGGCAGCAACTCCTAAATCACTTTGGATCAATTGCTGAATCCGCCAACTACGTCCCCACAATCCGAGATGCACGAGACCTTGACTACCGTCAGGGGCAACTCGCAGCCATCTCAACCCTGCTGAACTTTCAAGACACCGTTAAACAAACCATTGCCTCAATAGAGGCTGGTGAGACTGACGATGCTGTTTGATTTCAAGTGCCAGACCGGCCATGTCTTCGAACAGAACGTAGCTGCTTCCGTCCGTGAGGTAGTTTGTCCTGAATGCACAAGCAACGCTGTTCGTATTATCTCAGCACCTGCCTTGAAGATACCTTTTAATGCCGATTACCCCGGAGCCTCCTATAAGTGGGCTAGGTATCACGAGAAGGGTTCTAAGAAGTACGACTAACAAACAGTCAACCACTAGCCAAGTGGCCTGTTTATATTCTCCACAATGCTAAGTCACGGAGTGAATAATGGCTGAACTACTTAACGAGCGTCAATTGGAAAATGAAATAGCGGCTCTGGAAGCCTTGGAGATCAAGGAGAAGGTAGAAGAAACTACCGAACCCTCTGAGGAGATTCCTGAGAAGTATCGCAACAAATCCCTACAGGACATTGTGAGGATGCACCAAGAGGCCGAGAAGGCTATGGGGCGTCATGCTAATGAGGTAGGCGAACTGCGAAAGGTAGTCGATGAATTCATTACCAAGCAGACAGAACTTGTTATCAAAAAGGAACCTGTCAAAGAAGTTGATTTCTTTAGCGATCCAGAAGGGGCTATCTCACAGACAATCGAAAAGCATCCTGCCTTCCAAGAGCTTCGTAGCCTAACGCAGAAGCAGAAGCAGGCAACGGCACAAGCAGAGATGCTTCGCCGTCACCCGGATTCCCTTGACTTGTTGGTGAATGAGGGTTTCCTAAACTGGATTGGTAGCTCTAAGGTTCGTCAGGCTTTGTTGTTGAGGGCTGATAAGGAATATGACGTAGATGCCGCAGATGAGTTGTTCTCATTGTGGAAAGAGCGTCAGGGCCTTGTGAATCAGGCGGCGACGTCTGAACAGACCTCTCGCAAGGAGACTGTGCGGCGCGCAGCCTCTGGCAACAACAATGTTGCTTCCGAGCCACAGGCTAAGAAGAAGTTCCGGCGACAGGACATTATCACACTGATGAAAGATGACCCCGATCGGTATGCTGCCTTAGCCCCTGAGATTCGGCTGGCGTATGCAGAGAAACGGGTTATTAACTAACCTCCCAGGAGAATAGCATGGCTACTTCAACCTACCCCACAATGACTGGCGCAGTTGGCCTGTCTGATGTTGGTACCTTTATCCCCGAATTGTGGTCAGACGAGATTCGGGCGTCCTACGAGAAGAACCTTGTACTGGCTCGACTGGTCAAGCGTCTTTCGATGAAGGGCAAGAAAGGCGACACGATGCATATCCCGGCACCTGTCCGGGGCCTTGCATATAGCAAGACTGAAAACACTGCCGTAACGCTTCAGAACAATACCGAGTCTGAAGTCACGGTAGTTATCAACAATCACTACGAATACTCGCGCTTGATCGAGGACATCGCTGGTGTACAGGCCCTGGACAGCCTCCGTCGTTTCTACACCGAAGACGCCGGTTATGCCCTTGCCCGTCAGATCGACACCGACCTGTTTGCCCTTGGTAAGAACCTCGGCAACGGTACGGGTTCTAGCTGGGTACACAGTAACTCCTACTACATCGATGCCCCGAACGGGCTGTCGGCGTATGCGGCCTCTACTGTAACCACCAGTGACGTATTCACTGATGCTGGCTTCCGTGCTTTGATCCAGTTGATGGATGATGCTGACGTACCGATGGATAACCGCTACTTTGTTATCCCCCCGGCACTCCGCAATGCCATCATGGGTATTGACCGCTATGTATCCAGCGACTTCGTAAACGGTCGTGGTGTACAGAATGGCAAGATCGGTGAACTCTACGGCATCGACATCTATGTTACCAGCAACTGCCCTGAAGTAGAAACGGCAGCAGCCAACACCGCTGGTGATCGCTTGATTGCTGCCATGCTGATGCACAAGGACTCCTTGATCCTTGCAGAGCAGCTTGGTGTTCGCAGCCAGACCCAGTACAAGCAGGAATATCTGGCTCACCTCTACACCGCAGATACCCTCTATGGTGTGAAGGCATACCGTCCTGACTCGGCCTTTGTGCTTGTAGTCAACGACTAAGCTAGTCTAGAAAGCTGCACAGTCTTACTTATCTCAAAAGGATAGAGGGCTGTGCAGCCTTTCTTAAGAGCCTCACGGGGTTTTTAAGAAAGGGGTTAAGCGAACTAAGAGGGGCTTATGCCGTCAACAATCATTATCAAGAATAGCTCTACACCGTCCGCCGTTCCTACAGTTGTTGATCTTGTCAAAGGTGAGTTGGCCGTCAACGTCACTGACAAGCGGCTGTTCACTGAAGACAATTCAGGCAACGTAGTTGAGCTTGGTACGAACCCTTCTTCTATCACTACTGGGAATCTTTCATCCAGTGGTACTTCTACAATCAATAATCTTGTTGTTACTGGTAGTGTTACTGGTGTTGGTATCCCCGGCGCTGGTACTGTAACGTCAGTATCCGGCACTGGTACTGTCAATGGGATTACACTAACAGGCACAGTAACAGGTACTGGTAGTCTTACCCTTGGTGGTACCTTATCCAATATAAATTTAGCTTCTCAAGTAACAGGACAGCTTCCGCTGGCTAATGGGGGCACAGGCAGAGCATCTCTGACAGCTAACAACCTGATCGTGGGGAATGGAACATCCCCTGTTAACTTCATTGCACCAGGCGCTGCTGGCTTGCAATTGGTAAGCAATGGCACTGATTGGGTGGCGGGGACGGGTGCGATTATTGGCTATACGTCAAGGCTCACCACCACGGCGTTTGCAGGCGGGACGCTGAATAATGCTGCAACAACATCCTATGACATGGATGGCGATATTGAAATTGTCGTCGGCGCTAACGCAAGCGGGCACGTTGTTGCGGTAGCCCATAAAAACTCAACCGATGCGTTCGGCAGCCCGCTGGTGGTAAGGGCGACAAATTGCACTATCAACTACATCGTAGCCATCAAGCATACGTCCACGCAATTGCTTGTAGTGTCGTGTACAAGTTCAAGCACAGCGCTTGAAGCGGTTGTTGTGACGCTGGATGCTGGAACACTTGCCCTGACGGCAAATACGGCGGCGACTGCTACGCTTTCGGGGAACATAGGGGCTTTTCCAACTCGCAACGGCATTGTTGCAATTCCGTCACTGCCGAATAGTTTTGTTATCAATTACTCAGTCACTACACCAACAAGACAGCTTCGCGCCATCTCAATAAGCGGCACAACTGTAACTATTGGCAGCGCGGCAACCCCCTCTGCCGATGCAGATATGGCAGTTGTGGCAACCGGCGACAAGATTATCGTGGCGCACAAACTTACTAACAACGTCTACACGACGCCGTATACAGTAAGCGGGTCAACACTCACAGCTGGAACCGGCACAACAACAAGCGTTACAACCTCAGCCTTGATTAAATTATTCCCTCTTGGATCAAGGTTTTGTTTGCTGTATCAAAATACGTCAACGAATGTGTTAGTTGGCGGTATCGTGACATTGACTGGAACAACTACCACAATTTCAACAGCCACGCTTATTTCGTCCACAAATTCTTACTCAGACTGTATTGTTGTCGGATCGTCCAAAGCTCTTGTTTTGAGTGCAACAAACACCACGGGGCAGGGTGCTAACATTCTTACTGATTCATCGGGCACAGCGTCTGCGGGAACCGCGATTTCATCACTAGGGGATTCGTACACCCAAAGAGCGTGTGCATATCTCGATGGAACAAATGTAATCGTTCATGAATATGCCTCCGGGACACCCGGAAGTTACAATATTTTTTCAGTCGATTGCAGCGGGAGCAGCCCATCAATAAATAAAACATTTGCCAGTGTTATAGGGGCCGTCAATTCTATGTTTGAAGTTAATGCCGGATCTAATACCCTCCCGCTATTGCGCTCAAGAACAAACTTTTATGGCACCGGATACGTTTATGCAATCAGAAATACAAGTATTGGTGGCGGCGCGTATGTAAGTTTAGAAACTAGAATTAATTCTTCAGGCGTTCAGTTTTATTCGCCAGTGACGCTATATGGGACAGGATCAGTCGGCAGAAATGACCGCGAAAATTGGGTCGCCACGGGCAACGAATTGATTAAAATGGAGCTGCTGGCATGAAGACAATCGTAAGGCAGGCAGGCAACATCGGCCCATTTTCGGTCATTGAAACCCTAGATGATAGGCTTCGTTGCGATGGGGCCGATTTCCAGTTTTCAATCCTTGGTGCATACACCATCAGCGATGATCCTAATGACGCGCCGCCACCACCAGCACCAGAGCCGATCCCACAAGACCCCAAGTTGGTCGGCACTCTCATCGAGGGGGTTATGTGTTCGGCTACGCGTGACGACCAGAATGGACTGACTGCGGTTGCTATGGGAACCACAATGGCAAGGGCATCCGGTACTACTTTCCCCGACACTGTGTTCAAGTTTGCTAACGGCAACTCCCTAGTCATTACTGACGCCAACTTCAATACGGTCTATGCGCTGTGGGTTCCTTTCCGTCAATCCTTCTTCAAGCCGTAACGCGGGTTCTATTATCAAACTTGAGTGCGCAGCATAACAATCTACTTTTTACTATGAGGTAATCCAATGAGTAATAGAGGCCAAGAACGTGCAATTTCTTCTGACCAGACTGTTTCATCGTGGTCTGCTGTTGCTTTAACCAAAAATGATTCAACAACCTTTCTTACAACCAGGGGAGTCTATGTAGGCACCGCTGGCAGTCTTGTCGTGACCATGAATGATGGCGTCGATGTTACCTTCACTGGTTGCCTCGGCGGGATGGTTTATCCGTTTCAGATCGTAGCATTTAAGACGGCCTCAACAGCATCTAACGTGGTGGCGCTCTACTAATGAACCTCAACCCTCTCGCAATTGCGGTTACTCGCTTTTCGGCGGGTGGTGATTATTACCCGGCGCTGCCTCTTGATTTCAGAACAAACGAGGCGCTTGACTCGCGGATCACGTTTACCCGCGCCAGCAATGCGACGTACTTTAATAGTTCTGGGGTTTTGCAGACTGCTGGTTCTGGTGTGGCACGCGCCAACCAATATCAAGACTACAACCCCTCCACACTGGCACCGCTGGGGTTTCTGATTGAGGAGCAGCGGACTAATCTGCTTTTGCAAAGCGCAGACTTTGGGACATCGTGGGGAGCTAGTAACACAACGGTTACCACCAACAGCACTGCATCACCAGACGGCGGGACGAACGCGGACACTATTGCTCACACCGCTGCAGGCGGCGCTATTAACCAGACAACTCAAGCCTTTACCGCTGGCTCAACTGTTACTTTTAGTGTTTTTGCGAAAAAGAACGCGTCCAATTTTGTACGGCTTGAAATTGGTAACTTGGTTAATTGTTGGTTTAATCTCAACACCGGGGCCACTGCAACCAATAATGCTGGGTCTGGCAACGTGCTTTTCTCGGCCAAGTCAATTCAGGCAATCAACAACGGCTGGTATCGGTGTGTTCTTACCGTAACCACGACAGTGGTGACCAGTCTCGCAGTCCTTATCTACGCCACGAACGCAGACAACACAACGTCTGCCAATGGCAGCAGTATCTACGTCTGGGGCGCACAAGCCGAAGTCGGTGCATTCGCAACGAGTTACATCGCCACCACCACCGCAGCAGCCACCCGCCTCGCTGACGTTGCGAGCATTACAGGCGCGAACTTCTCGTCGTTCTGGACTGCTAGTGAGGGGACAGTGGTTGTTCGCGGAGATTATTCTTATATTGCAACTGGGCAACCCGGACTTGTGCGAGCAGATGATGGCACTGATGGCGAGCGAATGATGCTCGCCATAACAGGTGGAACTCAACGATTTACTATTGTTGACGGAAGCGTGGAAGTAGCCGACATTTCGCGTACTGGGGTAATTGTCGGAACTCCTTTTGCGCAAGCTGCTGCGTACAAAGTAAACGACTGTGCCTCCGTCGTAAATGGCGGAACGGCAGGAACTGACGCAACTGTGTCAATCCCAACTGTTACCACAATGAGATTTTCACGGACAATTGGTGCTGACTACCCAAACGGCCATATTCAATCCCTGTCCTACTACAACAAGCGTCTCAGCAACGAAACCCTGCAAGCACTGACGGTGTAATCATGGACTATTTCCTACGTTTCCTCGAAGCCGACAAACCAGCCGTCAGAGCGTTAGGTATTCTTCTTGGCGAACTCCACAACACCGAAGACGGATCACTTGTTGGCAATGGCTTTGTCTACGTAGGCCACCTGACGGAGCCTACTGGAGAGACCATCGTGGATGAGCAGGGCATGGAGATTGCCCTTCAGCGGATCATCTGCAATGCCGCCGGAAAGCCGTACATCCATGCCAACTTGCGAACTAGCCAAGACTTGAAAGCCGTGGCTGAGTCGCTGGTTGCACAGAATCCTGCACTGTCTGATGCTCTGGCGAATCTCGGCAGGTTTTTTCTGCTCGACGACGAAGGAGCGCCACGCGCCCCCAAGTCTCCAAGAGTTGTTTTTGCTTAATAAGGAGCTTGCCGTGGATTACCAAGTCCTTTTCAACCTTGCTGTTACTGCTTCTGCTTTCTTTGGTGGTTGGATTCTATCCCGAATATACACAGCTATTGATCGGTTAGATGAAGATGTCAGGGAGCTTCCTTTGAAGTATGTTGCTAAGGATGATTACCGTAGTGACCTGAAAGAAATCAAAGAACACCTCGCAAGAATTCTTGATAAAATCGATGAGAAGGCTGATAAATGATTCTAGAGTCAACCATTGGTGGGATTGTCGGAGGCTTGTTCAGGATACTCCCTGAAGGTCTCAAGCTGCTTGATAGGAAGAACGAACGCAATCATGAACTAGCCATGCTTGAGGTAGAGTTTAGGTTTGCTCAGGCTAGGGCAGAACATGAGATGCGGAGGATCGATGCCAGCATGACCTTGGCTGAGATGGACGCTATAGGTAATGCCATCAAAGAGCAGGGACAGACAGCAAGGTCAGCAGGGTGGTTCGTAGCGGCCATGTCGGCCTTGGTAAGGCCCTTGGTGACTTACTGGTTCGTGGTTATGTATTCCCTGGTAAAGATCATCTCTATGCAGATGGCAGTCGCCAGTGGTGCTGATTGGAAAGAAGTAATCATTAGCAATTGGACTATGGATGATATGTCCATGTTGACAATGGTGCTTACTTTCTGGTTTGTAGGACGAGTATACGAACGCACCAAATGAAACAGGCCCTGAGTAGTGCCGTTGAGTTGGCAAAGCACTTCGAGGGGCTTAGGTTATCTCCTTATCTTTGTCCCGCTGGTGTTCCCACGCAAGGTTATGGGACAGTGTGGAAACCAGATGGCACCAAGGTCAACTTACACGATCCTGCCATCACTGAAGCCACCGCAGAGCCTTGGTTAATTACTACCCTTGAAGACATCTGCATCAACCTAGCCAAGGTATCCCCTGTATTGGTAATGAATGAGAATGCTTGGGGAGCCATAGCAGACTTTGTATATAACCTCGGCATCAGTAGATACAAAAGCAGTACCTTGAAGAAGAGGATTGATAAAGAGGATTTTCAAGGTGCTGGTGTTGAGTTGCTAAGATGGAACAGGGCAGGTGGTAGGGTGCTGGCGGGGCTTGTGAGGCGCAGGCAAGCAGAAAGGGAACTGATGCTGCAATGACTACAATAGCCTACCGAGATGGTGTTATAGCGTTTGATTCTAGGTTGTCAGAAGAAGACCTTATTATTTCTGACACCTATGACAAGAGTTACAAAGAAGATGGTTTGAATATCTTCTTCGCAGGTAGTGTTGTACTGGTGCCTATGCTGGTGGAGTTTATAGTCAACGGTAGCCAGATAGAGATACCTGGGGAGCTTGAGGCTCTTGTATGGATGGACAATGAACTACTGTGGGCTGGTCTGTCTGATGGGTATTACTATAAGTTACCTATCAAACTAGACACCTGCTTTGCCATTGGCTCTGGCAAGCCCCATGCCTACACAGCTATGGATATGGGTGCTGATGCGCCATTGGCTGTGAAGATGGCAATGCGCAGGGACAAGAACACAGGCGGTCTTATTAATTCCTTTCGATTGTAGGGGCGCAACCAATGCCTTTTGAAGTATCTGGTTTTAATCCATATGGCCTTATAGGCAGCATTGCCAGAAGCGTCTTTGGAGGTATGGGTGGTTATAACCCTCCTATATCCCCTTACGGAGACATTGGCGGCCCGCGTGATATTTACAGTGCTTCTAGCCCTTCGTTAGAAACACAGCAAAGCATGAGTGATTACATCCTGAATAACCCTGACTTGGCTGCTGCCTACACAGGGGGCGGTGGTGTAGACCTTGGTGGGGGATTGATTCTTACCAATAGGGGTTTGTTTGATACTGCTAGAGGTGAGGTTGTTGGGACACCACCATTGATGCCTGTGAGCACACAACCTACTGGGGGTGGTGGGAGCACTAGCAGCGCATCTACTAGCGCCAGTGAGAGCAGTACACCAAGTGTAGATACAACTATCGTAGGGGGCGACCCAGACATTATTAGAGGCCCTACAATTAGTGCTGGCGACCTTGGTGGGGCTTCTACAGGGCCTCGACAGGTTCCAGCTACTGGTAATGAATATGTATATCCTAATGAGAAGATTATTAGCCCTGATGCTGAACTAGTCAGAGTGCACAATAACCCTGACGGGTCTAGTGTGCTTGTGTATAGCGATGGCGCTGAAGTCTTTAATCCTAATGGTAAGAACCCTGACTTTACTAAGTGGCCTACGACGCCAACACCCGGAGCAGTAGCTGAGACACAGCAGCCTACAGACTGGAATAAGGTCATTGATGAATGGTTAATCTTTAATCCTAATGCTACTAAAGAGCAGGCTAGACAGACCGGACAGGCTGCTAATGTGCCTGCTGATATTCTCAATACAAGACTAGAAGAAAGATTTCCCTCTAATGCTGGCGGTGCTGAAGGCACAGGTGGCACAGGTGGCACAGGAGGCACGGGCGGCACCGGAGGCACAGGTGGCACAGGTGGGACTACAGGCACTGCAACCACCGGAGGCACTACGGGCACAGCGACTACAGGGACTACTGGCACCACTACTACAGGTACTACAGGAACAGGAGGCACAGGTGGCGGTACTGGCGGAGGCACTGGTGGTGGCACAGGCACTGGTGTAGGCCCTGGTATTGGTGTGACAAGTAAAGAAGCTACGCGCACCAGTGATGCCTTGTTCGGTACTGACCTGTTCAGATTCCAGCAGGAATACAGCTTGCTTGGTAACTTGTTGAGCTACAACAACAGAGGCTTGTTTCGATGACTTATTTAGATTTAATCAACAGAGTCCTTATCAGGCTTCGTGAGGCTCAGGTAGCTACCCCTACCGACACCGACTACAGCAAGTTGGTAGGTTACTTGGTGAATGATGCTAAGAGCATTGTAGAGGCTGCTTGGGACTGGGCTGCTCTCCGCACTACTAAAACTGTTACAGCAGTATCAGGAACTAACACCTATACCATCACAGGCTCTGGTGGTACTTATAAGTTCCTTGATGCTTATAACTCTACATCTAAGTTCAGACTTCAGTTGTTGTCTCAGAATGAGATGAACACAAGGATTAACCTGAACACAGCAGCCACTAGTGCCCCTGAATACTTCAGTCTCAATGGTTTCGATAGCAATGGGGATCAGAACATCATTGTGTATCCTACCCCTGATGCTACTTACTCCTTGAAGTTTGACATGGTTATCCGGGAGCCTGAGTTGACTGCCAGTGCGCAGGAGACTGCGTTGCCTACTCAGCCTATCCTGCTTTACGCATGGGCTATGGCAACTAGGGAGCGGGGCGAGACTGGGGGCATGGCGGCTCAGGAGATATTTGGCCTAGCTGATAGAGCCTTGGCAGACGCTGTGGCCTTAGAAGCCAGTAAGTACCAAGCAGAACTTCTCTGGAGGCCTGTGTAATGGCACAGCCCTTACAGACAATTACCATATCAGCACCAGGGTTCTTTGGGATCAATACCCAAGACTCCCCTATTGGCTTGAACCCTGCCTTTGCCTCCATAGCTGATAACTGTGTTATTGACCAGTATGGCCGTATAGGGGCTAGGAAGGGCTATGTTTATGTAACAACTAACTCTAGTCCATTAGGCACCAGTGCTGGAGTAGAGGCCCTACACGAACATATAGAAGCCAACGGTACTTCCAAGTTCTTCAGTGGTGGTAATAATAAGATATTCACAGGCACAACATCACTGACTGATGTCACCCCAGCCTCCTACACCATCACTGCTAACAACTGGAAGATAGTGTCTTTTAATAATGCTGTGTACTTCTTCCAGCATGACTATGAACCTCTGGTGTATCAGGAAAGCACAGGCACTGTCGTCAAGATGTCCAGTGTCTCTGGAGCCTCTGGTACGCCTCCTGAGGGCAACGAAGGCATTGCAGCCTACGGCAGGCTCTGGGTGGCTAACCTGCCCTCTGACAAGTCTACGGTGTACTGGTCAGACTTGCTGCTAGGTTCTAAGTGGAATACAGGCTCTGCTGGCTCTATCAATGTCAGTGAGTACTGGCCTACAGGGTATGATGAGATCGTAGCTCTAGCGGCCCACAACGGCTTCCTGTATATCTTTGGTAGGAACTCTATCCTCATCTACTCTGGTGCCAATGACCCAGCAACGATGGTGTTGCAGGATGCTGTCAGCAACATAGGCTGCATAGCCAGAGACTCTGTACAGAACACAGGGGGAGACATCATCTTCCTGAGTGCCCAGGGTGTCATGTCTCTCGGCAGGGTGATTCAGGAGAAGTCCACACCTATCAAAGACATTAGTAAGAATGTCAGGACTGATTTGACCTCCCTGGTGCCTCTGGAGACTGGGAACATCAAGTCACTCTATAGCCCTGAAGAAGCCTTCTACATCATTACATTTCCTATTAATAATGTTACCTACTGCTTTGACATGAGAGCACCATTGCAGGATGGGTCACACAGGGCTACTACTTGGACTGGCATAGAGCCATTGGCTATGGTGCGCCGCAGGAATGGTGTCATCTACTTTGGTCATCCGCTGGGAATTAGTCAGTACATAGGCTACTTAGACAACAATGCCACCTACTTGATGCGGTACTTCAGTATTCCTTTGGACTTCGGTAATGCTGCCAATCTTAAGTTCCTCAAGACTTTTACCATTACCCTCATTGGGGGTTCTAATGCACAGACTACTCTCAGTTGGAGTTATGACTATGAATATAACTATCAACAGAGAACATTTTCCTTTGGTGGTGGCGATCTTGCTGAATATAACGTAGATGAATACAACATAGCTGAGTACACACCAGGTATTCTAATTAGGCGACCTTCTGTTCAAGGTAGTGGGTCAGGGACTGTAGTCACTGTTGGTGTCCAATCCATCATGAACGGAAGCCTCATTTCTATTCAAAAGATAGACATCCTGGCACTCATTGGGAGACTGATATGAGTTCTTACACAAAGACTACCAACTTTGCTACCAAGGATGCCCTTGCTTCTGGCAACCCAGCAAAGGTGGTCAAAGGCACTGAGATCAATACTGAATTCGATAACATTGCAACAGCAGTCAATAGCAAGGCAGACACTGCCAGCCCTACCTTAACAGGTACGGTGACTGCTACCACTGTCAACGTCACAGGTACACTGACGGCTGGCACCATTGATGGAGGGACGTACTAATGAATCCTGGGGATGTTCTAGCTGGTTTGCTTGGTGTAGGTGCCACAGGTGCCTTGGCTAACTATGGTCTCAGGGAGACTGAGCAGGCGGGCACAGCCGCTGCTAATCAACTGACAAACCTTGCAGGACAACTGCGGTCTGATCTTCAGTTCCGGCCTTACACGGTCACTACAGGCACTGGTACCACTACCTCAGGCCCTACCGGCACCACCGTAGGGATTACACCAGAGCTAGAGGCTCTCCAGAACCAGCTGAGGTCTGGTGCAGGCTCTTTGTTCAGCACAGCCACAGCACCCCTACAGGGACGGGCAGCAGAGATCACAGCAGCCTTGGAAGCCGCAGCAGCCCCTAGCAGGGAGAGGGACTACCTTGGCTTGGAGAATCGATTGTTCCAGCAGGGTCGCGGCAACGTAAGCACAGCAGCCTTTGGTGGTACTCCTGAACTTCTAGCCTTCAACAAGGCTCTAGAAGAACAAAGGATGATGAATGCTCTTACAGGACGCCAGCAGGCTATCGGAGAGCAGGTACAAGCCTACAACGTAGGTGCTGGTATGCTCGGACAGTCCTTCCTGCCCCAGCAGCAGGCATTGCAGGCCTTGGGCATTGCTGTCAACCCGATGGAACTGGCTCAACGTATGCAGACCCAGCAGGCTGTTACGGGTGCTGAACTCACTCAGGCAGCAGCAGAGGCTCAGTTGCAGTCCTCGCAGCAGGCTAATGCGCTCCGTCAGGTATACTTGCAGCAGGCTCTACAGGGTCTTTTCTCACCTCAATACACTGTTACTAACAATGCTATTAATCAGGTGCCTAGTCTGATCGGTGGGCTTTTCGGCAGTCTGTTTAAATAAGAGGCATAGATAATGGCTAATGAAATGGTTCAAGGACTGTTGCAGAACCTGCTTCAGCCCCAGCAAGGCCCCGCACCGGCAGACATCATGGCTGCTCTGTCCTCCCGTAACCCTATGGCTGCTGTGTCAGCTATGCAGGCTCCACAGCTATCCCAGATGTTCGGGCAGCAGTTCAGGGGCCTTATAGGAGGCCTCAGGGGGCAGCCAGCGGCTATGACTGGCAATGAAGCCTACACACAGGCAGTGCAGCAGTTGTCGGCACAGCCTGACTTTATGAATACTTCTGATAGCTTGGCTAAGCTGGCAGCAGCGGCCTCTGCGGTGGGTAGGACACCAGAGGCTATGCAGTTCTCAATGCTGGCGAGTCAACGTAAGATGGAAGAACAAGAGCTTGCTAAACAACAGCAATTGGCTAATCAACAGGCGGCCCAGCAACAGAGTATGCGGCAGGGTTATTCCAGCTTGATTGTTAATTCCCCTACTTTGAATGACCAACAGAAAACAGACTTGGCAGCTATTGCGGCTAGTGGTGGCTTTGATGGAAAGACTGCTGACCTTCTGAAGTTAGCCTACCCTTCCTCAGAAGGCCGCTTCAGTATGGCAGGTAACCAAGCTGTATGGGATAACCAGACGGGTACATGGGCTGTAGGTGCTAGCCCCGCAGATGCTGCTAAGACCACTGGCGGAGCCGCACTAGCCGCTCCGACAGTCGCTGAAGCCCTCCCTGGCTTTGATGCAGACCAGTATGATCCACAATCTATAGGAAGGGCCAATAACGCCTACAGACAAGCTGCCACACCTCAAGAGAAGGAAGCAGCCTTGGCACTCCTAAAGCCTAAAGCCCGTGCTGGGGAGGAGTGGAGAACTGTTAATAATGTCTCGGTACTCTATCCTGTCTCTGGTGAGCCTCGACGGGAAGCTAATCAGGCTATCGCAGCTGCTAATGGGTCACGCCAGACGGCTAGGCGGAATGCTGAGAACTTCATTGATATTTCCGATAACATCCTTAAAGACATTTACAGTGGTAAGAGTACCGCAGGTGCTAAAGGGGCATTGCTTGGGTTTGTGCCAGGAACAACCTATTGGAATCAGCGAGTCAGTATTGATACCCTGAAAGCAAACCTTGGTATCGATGCTCTGTTTGAGGCACGAAGGAACTCAGCCAATGGTTCTTCAGGCTTTGGGCAGCTTACTCAGATGGAACTCAAGCGTCTTGAGGACCGGGTGCGGAGCCTTAGCCTTGCACAGACTGAAGAACAGTTTGTAGAGAACCTCACCAAGCTGCGGGAAGACTACGTTAACATCCTTAACAAGGATGGTGGTGAGATGACCATTGAAGATTACATTGGCATCAATAGACCAACTCCTGTGCAGACATCCAGCGGTAGGTACACTGTTGAAGAGGTCAATCAATAATGGCTAAGTACCGCATTACCGATAAGACCACTGGAAAGACAATGGTGGTTAGCGGGGAGACTCCTCCGACAGAAGCTGATATTGAGCAACTGTTCGCGAGTGTAGCTACACCAGCCACCGATGTGCCTCCTGCGCCTACGAGGCCGACACCGCCCCCTAGCCCTACCATGCTGCAATATGGCAATGAACTGGCAGCAGGACTGGCGAGGCCCATAGCCAGTATCGTAGACACCATCATGTCTCCGGTTGCTGTGGGTTATCAGCTAGCGACTGGTGAGCCTGCTATGTCTGCTAGTTCGATGGTGGCCCCGGTAGGCACCTATGCCCCTAACACCTTGGGCAGGATCATAGGGATAGGGGGAGAAACTGCCATGTCTTCCCTGTCTGTAGGGCAGGCCGGTAGAACCTTTGTGTCCTCATTGTTGGACGATGCTGCTAGGGCGGGGGAGTCTGCCTTCCGTGGAGTACTGAGACAGTTAGGCTCCTCTAAACCAGCAGATGATGTCCTCGGTGGTTTCATAGCAGGAACATCATCAGAAGCAGCTGGCGCTGCGGCTGAGGACTTAGGTGCCTCGCCAAACACTGCTCAGGCAGTGCGGAGCTTGGCAGGCTTAGGTGCCCCAGTAGCAGCAGCGCCTGTGTTGAACAGACTGACAAATAGAGTTAATGCTTTCATCACAAAGCCGGGTGCTGTGCCGACTGTTAATGAGATACGGGGAGCATCCCGTGCCTTGTACCAGCAGGTGGAAGATTTGGGGATTGTGTTTAATGAAGCCGCTACCAAGCGTATAGTTGATGACATTCAGAACATAGTCACAGCAGAGGGCCTGACAACCCTGCGAGGAGAGACAACCCTTGGCTCACAGACCTTAAAGATTCTCAAGATGCTAGGAGAGCCTGGAGAGTTTAACGGTACTTCTTTCTCAGTGTTGGACAAGGCACGATCTGCCTTTGCCGACATAGCATCAGGTACCGACAACGAAGCAAGGATAGCTCGGCAACTTAGAGATGCTGTAGATAACTTCCTGTTGAATCCTTCTGTTGATGACGTAGCGGCAGTGCAGGCTTCCGGTGGCCGTGCATTACCATCCCCTACAATGGGCACAGAGGATAAGAATGCTATTTCAAAGACGCTACTCAATGCCAGAGCTTTGTGGCGTAGGGCGAAGTCGGCAGAGATTATTGACGATGCCTTCTCTGATGCCAACGTAGCTTCGCTGGGGGCTGAAGGGCAGAACTATAACAAGGTATTGAATGACAACCTGAGAAACCTCTTACGCGATCCTAAGTATGGTACTCAATTCTCAGATGATGAGAAAAAGCAGATACAGGCAGTGCTACAGGGTGGCTCTGTCCGTAGAACCTTTGAAGCTATCCGTAACTTAGGTATATCGTCTGATAACTATATCAAAGCAACCTTACTTGGCACTGCTGGTGCTGCTGCTTATGGTTATTCAACACCTCAAGCTATGGCGTTTTTCTCTGGAGTGGTAGGCACCAAGGCCATAGCGGAGGCTTCCAAGGTAATCGCTTCTCAGTTCTTCAAGAACGATGCCAATGCAATGAGAGCCATCATGCGGGCTGGCCCCAATGCCCAAGTCATAGCGCGTACCTACTTGGCTAGGACTAGGCCGAGTGAAAGGAACCCTGCTGAATTGGCAGTGCTGTTCCGTAACTCAGGGGTAGACCTTAGTAAGCTAGCTGAGAAGCCCCCGATCCCTAGTGCCTTGGTGTCTGATGCTGTGGCTTTTGCCCAAGCCTTGGAAGCAATGCAGAACACAGCACAGGCAGTAGAAGGAGCAGGGCAATAAAAAACCCTGCATAGTAGGGGCGGACTATGCAGGGCGGAGGCAAGCTACAAGAGCTATTGGTGTCTTATTGTAGGTCAGCTCAGGAGGGGGATTTCATTACTTCTAAGAGCTTGTTCAAGTACCACTGTGCTTTGTTTAAGTCCTGCTGGGGTTTGCCCTTGTAGTTGTATCGCCAGAGATACTTAAGGGCATTACCTTTCAAATATCCTCTATACTCTTGTGGAGACATTGAAGCCTCAATAGCTTCGATGCACTCCACCTTGCCGTTATTATAGTGGGGTGGATGATTTACTTCATCTACCTTCGCTGTTGCCATAGTGTTACCCACAAAGCGAGGCAGCCTACGCTCGCTGTACTGGTCATTCCTCAAATCATTCCACTCCTCTGCTGTACCAGGCATATCACTCTCCGTATTTCTTTCTCAGGTAGTTAAGGCTGACGGGCATCTCATCGAAGGCTCCGTCCCTTACATCATTAAGCATCCAGATACCCCGCCAGCTACCGTTCCCTTGGTTGCCGAGGTAGTCTTCCTCATGTTGGTAGAAGATACCAGCAAACAATGCCGTCATCCCCTTACCATCTGCCCTGCGTCCGTAGGCTATGTCCCTGTCCTGTACATGGCCCATGATGCAACTCATATGCTTCTTTGTCAACAGAGCCTTAGCACTGGTGACGGGTCTCAGCATGGCACCGGATGGGAAGTAATGACTGAAGGCAACACCATTGATGACAAAGACCTCAAGGAAGTCATACACCTCAAAGCCCCACTGCTCTAGGCCAAAGTCCTGATAGCCCATCATGCCTTCCAGCATGGCATCCGTGTTGATGGCTCTTTCAATCCTCTCCTCATGGTTGCCTATGCAGAAGATCAGCCGAGGCTTCCATACCTTGTGCTTGTTAGTTCGCTGGCGCTCCTGCTCCTGGATGATAGGGGCCATGAACTTAGCCATCCCCAGTCTGCCAGCTTCGATGTCCTTGGTGTAGCGCCTGCCTTCAAAGGACTTCTTACCCTTGTCGTAACTGCTTAGGCTAGGCATATCCCAGTGGTCACCAATGAAGACAATGACATCAGGATACTTCTCTACTGCATACTGCCCTGCCCAAGTAAGATGATCCAGAGGCACTTCAGGCTTTACTTGGGTGTCTGGAATAACAAGTATTCTCATTTAATTCCCCATGATGCAGGTATGGTGTCTTCAGTGAAGTATCTGAAGCCGTTAAGGACTGCCCAGTCACCATGCGTCAGCCGAGTACCATCTACGCGCTTCCTTGCCCCCGGCATTGGTGTCTGAGCATTCCAGAAGATGAACACAAGTTCTTCGTTCTTATCCAGCCCCTGCTTTACATCAATGTACTTCCTAGCCTCGCCTCTGTCCCTGAAGCGTCCCTTGGCTTCTATGAAGACTGTCCAGCCTCCTTTGACTCTGTTATCGCGGTAGATGAAGTCAGGATGATAGGTCTTTACCTGAGTGTACTCTACCGTCTCTGTATGGCACTTACAGGCCCTTAGCTGGCGCTGGTGTAGCTCATACTCGAACCATGAGTCATAGCCCTTAGGTGGCTTCTGCTTGCTTCTCTTCTTCACTGCCTTGGGCCTCGGTATCCGTAGGGGGTATCCATATCTCACTCTCGTACCGCCTTAGCCATAGTAGCTTCCCGTTCTCAATAACTCTGGCAGTGTCGCCTTCGTACATCTCAACACACTTCTGAAACAACTGTAGCTCTGTCTTGCACTCAGCGAGGGCCTTCATAGCCTTGGCTGGCCCTATGCCTCGGATGCCTATGACATTATCTACCCTGTCCCCTGTGAGTATCTGGCTGTAGAAGAATACCAAACCTTTCCAAGGGGTGACGGTGTAGTGGATGTCTTTGACAAAGTTATAGTGCTTACCAGGTATCTGATCCAAGTCCTTGTCGATTGAACAGATGACGCAGTTAGCCCCACGCTCTGTAGCCTCTATGGCGATTAGATCGTCTGCTTCCTCACCAGAGGAGACTACAGAGGGGTGCCTGTCACGCAAGTGGTTACGCACAGTGTCGAGATGCTCAGGCTTCTCTTTTGGCCTGTTGCCCTTGTAGGGGGCTGTGGTGGCAAGGGTGTTGCGGTAGTTCCCCTTGCCGGTCAGAAACACCTTGTAGTCATCGTTATCTGCCGTTGCGGTCTTATTAACGATGTTCCTGACATAGGTGTCAGCGATGGTGAACAGGTCTTCTACCGACTCAGCCTCTTTCGAGAACACGGTACGGTAGCAGATGATGTCACCATCGATGAGGATCATTAGATGAAGTCCTCATCATCCGAGACAGTAGCGTCTGGATTGTATTCAACAAGATTAGTAATCACTAACTTGGCAAGGCTAGGACTGACACCTTTCTTGTCACCCACTGGTGCCTTCCACTCATAGGAACCAATCAAGGCATTAGCGCTGGTGCCGTTGCCTATGTTAGTCCCTGTGATGGGATTGCCCTTGCCATCCAAGGCTTTGATGGGCCTGTTTGACTTGCAGGTAATGAACTTACCCTTCAGGTCATGCACCTTGGTAATGACTTTGATCTTTGCCAAAGACGCTACCTGCTCATCAGACAAGTTACCAATGTCTACCTGGTACTTGCCGGACATATCATTGACCTTCTCAAGGTTGGCCCAGAAGATGGTCACGTTCTTCAATGCTACTAAGTCTGACATATTGCCTCCTTTGTTGACGTTGCACTTCGTAGTCTATGAAATCTCTATAGCTTGTCAAGCCCTTTTATCCCCACTGCGTTGCCATTGCTTCACCTATTCCTGTAAATGTCCTAGATCTTTCTTTCCATCTGTCTTCGCTAGGGGCCATCTTCCATACCCTTTGCTCCCGGCCTTCTACGACATCCGTAGGGACTAGATAGGGAAGGTTGTATAACCATAGTCCTGTCTTCTTTGTCTCTCCGTGTCCAAACATCCAAGGCTGTATGTACTGGGGCTTTGGTAGTTCTTCATAGTTACTCAATACCCCTACTGGGTTCTCCATACAGACCTTTGGTGAATACTGCTTCGCTAGTCGCCATAGCTGTAGTGTCCACTGTGCAGCCTCGACACGCTTATCGTGCCCCGGCATCCCTGTACCGTACCAGCGGTTACCACTGACTGCCAGATGGGTGCAAGGCGGGTGCATGATAATAATGTCCCAGCCTTCTGCAATGGCTACCATGCAGTCCTGCTTCTTGTGGAATACTGAACCATCTTCAGCATCCAAGAAATCGCATGACTAGGCATTGTGACCTTTTTTTTTGAAAGCCTCTCTTACAACACCGCTGTACTCACAAGCTACTAGAATGTTCATCAATGCGTCTCTGCCCAGTTCTTACCGATCTTCGCCTCACCAGAGAGGGGGCAATTCAACTTCAATACCTCCCCTGCCTCTTTAATCGCCAGTACCCCTAGCCTCGCCACTTCTTCAGCATGATCTGGAGAAGCCTCTATCTGCCATTC